ATCAGTTATTATCGCAGCCATTTTTGCGTGGTTTTTTACTTATTTATCAGTTATGTTGTAGAGTATCCTACGAACTTCAGAGGTTCAACTCTTCTCACAACACCGCCGGTTGTAATACCAGATGTGCCTCTTAGAGTATATGCATCAAATGCCGCTGCATTTGTTCTGTCACTGAGAGTAATTTTACCCCAAGAGAACTCACCATAGAATTCGGTAAGTCCAATACCAGTAATATCACCAAGATCTTCAACACTCACTGTCACTCTCTTGACGTAGGTAATTCCCACACCCGCAACAGCAGTTGTGGCAACAGATACTGCCGCTACCTCATATACAGAATCAAGGAATTGTGTAGTCACTCCTAAAGTTCCACCAGTTTGATAAAGTGAGGTAACTCCACTTCCAACATTACTGTTCTTCACTGTGAAGTAATCACCAACTGTAATGTCACTTAAAGTGACTGCAGCGCCAATAACTTTGGTATCGCGTAAGAAGGAATCAATTGGGATAAAGAAATCCATTACAAATCCAGTGGAGGCAACACCAACAGATGTTGATGTCAATCCGACAATATCACCAAAATCACCTTGGTATAATGTTGTTTGATTTGTTTCCTTAATTAACTTAGGTGCTTCAATCAGAACCTGAGGAACAGATGTTCTTGTATATCCAACACCAGGTGTGGATACGGAAATCGATGTCACTGTATCACCTGTTATTGTTGCAGTAGCAGTTGCTCTAGCAGTGGTTCCAAGTCCTACAGGAGTTTCGATCGTCACAGATGGAGCGGATGTATATCCAGTTCCACCATAACCAATCGTGATTGATTCGACAGTATTTGCAATTGAAACAATTGCTGTTGCAGCTGCTGCTACAATGTTGTTCTGAGATGTAATACTTACTGTTTGTACATTCTTAGTTGTTTGATTTTCATCATCAGGATTAAAGAAAGGAATAACACTTTCTACAAATACCATCGTTGAACCTACACCAACTGATTGAATAATGTTTGTTCTTGGATTAATCAGTGCTTCATTTAACTCTCTAGATTTACTAATAATTTTGCCATTGATAACTTTATCAACAGTTTGCTTACACCACGTAACAGTTCGTGCGTGATCCGGATTTGAATCAATTCCTCTACCAGAGTAAGCGTTTGTTTTTACAGTGTCAGAAGAAATAATTTCAGTGACTAATCTTGAACCTTGATCAATGGAATTAGGTACGAGAGTTTTATCACCTCTAATTGTTAAATCGTCACCATCCTTAATAGTTTGAAGAACATCGCGGAAAGTTACATCAATATCACCCGATCCTTTGTAGAAAAGAACCTTACAGGTGTCTCCAGAGAAAGCACCATCTGCTGATGGGCCTTTTGGTGCCTCAGAGAAGTTAATTACACTACCACCATCAAATGTGTAAGATTCGCCAGGAACTTGTAAGATATCATTTAAGAAAATAAGGAGAGATGCTTGAACGTCAATGAGTGATCCCTTCTCTGCTCTAATTGTAACAGGCGATCCATTTCTCTTAATTGTGAATTGTCTCTTAACTCCATTAAATCCAGACTCAATGTTGTCAAGACGCTCTAATTCGCCAAAATGCCATGCAGAGAATTTGTCTGAATCAGTTCTTTCAATTGTAATTTGGAACTCATCAAATGTGAAGTTTGTATCAGTAGGAATTCCTGTCAAACCACCACTGGCGACTGTTAGAATTTGATTCTGTCCGTATCCATAACCAAAGTTTCTAATCTCAAAATCAATTACACTTGATCCTTGTCCAACTACAATGTCAATTGTTGCTTCAGTTCCAAAACCTGAGGCAGAGGAATCAGAATAAATTAGTGGAATGTTTGAGTAAGATAAAGGAGCATCAAAAACAACATTTGGTTCTGATCCAATAAGATAACCAGATCCTGGATTTGTAATTGCTACACTAACAACACGTCCGTTGCTCACTGCAGCAGTTCCAATAAATTCAATTCCGGTTGTGCCAGTTGATGAAGTATAAACACCAACATTTACTGTTTGAATTCCAGCACGGTATCCAGATCCAGTATTACCGATACTAATGGAGGTAATAGTTCCTGCAGAGGATACAACTGCTGTACCACCTGCCGCAACTAGAGGTTGATATCCAAGTCCACCGGTAGATCCTACAGAAACAATGACTCCACCAACAGGAATAGTTGCATTATTAGGATCATAAGAAATAGATGTAGCAGTTCCTGTAAAAGTTATACTACTAATACCACTACCTTCACTAAGTGAATAATCTTGATCAATTGCTAGTTGTCCTGTTGGGCCTTGGAACACGCCATTGATAAGAACTACAGCATTATTAGTGGAAAATCCTACTACATTTTCATTCTCAGATTTAAGTGTAAATGTTTTTGTAGATGCATCAAATTGATCAGCGACACTATCAAAAACATAATTTGTATCATAAGCCTCTGAGGTACTGTTAGTAGTTTGAGATCTTATGAAACTTCTACCCTGGAATGTGGAGAAAGTTGTTATTCCTGTCCAATCTCTCTCGTCGGGAGGGTTAGTTGTAGAACCAATTGGAATTGGCCCTCTTGGTGCTGTGTAGAAATTAATATGATTATCTACAATATTATAGGCACCATCTACCTTTGTCACTGCTACACCAACAGGATGGGTTGTAATACCAGTTCCCATCCATCCACGATCAACTAAAATACCATTAGTCGTTCCAAAACCAACGGTATTAATCTTCATTATTTCACCTGCGACTTGAATTAAGTCAGCAGAGAAGAATGATGTGATTCCTAATGTTTTAATGATAGTATCGCCAATAGTGATTTCTTGTTCAATTGCTGTTGTCGTTGCAGTGGAAACTATTGGATTCTGAATGAAATTATCAAGAGCAACTAAACACTTTGTATTTGCTTTAGTTCGTGTGAAAGTATGAAATGTTCCAAATCCAACACCGGTTATACCAATAGCGACTGGAGTTGCTTTGTTAGCGTTTTCAGCAGATGATGCCAACTTTATTGTAGAATCATTTTCTTTAATAGCAAATACAGAAACACTAGTGGGTAACAGAGATGTTGTTCCAATTCCAGTAAAAGAGGTAGGTTCAATCGCTATACGAACGTGAGTATCAATACCAACAGAATAACTCAAGGGTTCTCCTGTTACAAAGAAATGATTTGGAATTGTTATTTGATTAGTTGTAGTGTTTGTAATTGTAGCATCACTTCCGTCAAAATTTCTATTAAAGATCGGAAGTCCTTTATGAGTCAATCCAAATTGTCTCTTAACATCATTTGCTGTTCCTTCATAAAAACCAAATCCAGCAGTAATTGATGCATTGTTTAAATCAATTTCATTATTAAGAGTGTTATCAACCTCAACCAATTGAACTGCTTGTTGGAAAACTCTAATCTGAGTATCAACACTTGCTGGAGGTGTATACTGTAAGTGAGTCTCTGTCGATGTCATGAGAGCACCGATAGTCCCTATTCCTGCACCATTAGTCACTATGGATCCATATTCGGTGATGTAAGATTCTGAATTGTCATTTAATACAATGACTTCAGAAACTTGATATTGATCATTAGTCGTGTCTTCAATACTTACAATATAATACGCTGCCTGGTAATCATTCTCTCCTCCACAAGTGTATGTGGCGATAGTGTGAATGCCAGGAGAGGAGGTAGATCCAATAGACGTATGGAATGTTTCTAACGATGCAATGTTTTCTGTCGCTTTTCCAATGATTGTTGATCCAACACCCACAGACTCGGTGCTAGACATGGAAACTCTTACCGTGTTTGCAGTAAGTGCTAAACCAGCTGCAGGCGTAAAGTCAACATTTACAGTGCCAGATGACATATCAACACCAAAGGTTCCAAGTCCTGTTGAAGTTCCTTGGAATCCAGTTATCATGTCTCCATATTCAGTTGCGTCAACTGTCGTTCCATCATGAATTAGGTTTAATTCATTGTAACCGAATCTTCCATCATTTGTGGTAAACTGAACAAGAACTTTAGATGATCTGTATGTGGATGCGATTCCAACAATTGTGGTTTTTGTCGCAGCGGGAACTTCTACTTGTGTGGAAGAAATATCACATATTTCTCCAAGAGCAAACGTACCAATACCTGTTACAGATTCATCTAAATCGAAACTACAAAGTGAAATATTATAATTGTTTGCTCTAAATTTAGTTGGGAAGAATAATAACTCTCCCTCAGTTCCACTTATGGCAAAATCAAAACTTCCAAGATCTAAAACACTATCAACCCGTCCATAATTATTAACTGTAGCATTGCTACCATCATGAATTACTGATACGAAAGAGGCTTGTCTTTCACCAGTAAAAAGTTTGTCCCTTACAAAAGTGAAAATCTTTTTAGATCTTTGATCAATTGGGAATTTTTTGACAACACTAAATCTAGTAGGACGTTCCTCACTGTTGAAAAGTGGACTAATATCATCCATGATAAGAACTCTATTTCCAACAGACTCAAAGTAATCTGTGAGAATTCTACTTTCTAAGAAAATTCTATCAGAGAAAACAGTACCAGAGGCAGTTTTAGAATTTTCAGTTACAAGATCGAATGAAGGATAACAATTTAAACTAATTCCTCCACCAAAGTTTCCGCTTCCATAAGTTGTTGTGGGACTGATATCTACAGTAAGAGAAATGGTTGATGCATCATTAGTGAATACACCTGTTCCAGATCTCTTATCGGAAGATTCAATAATTAAGTCGCTGAACTTGAGGAATCCAGATGTGTGATTAAGTGAACTTACAGTATCATCCCATGTTTGTAATGGAATCTTAGATTTGATAGCATAAGAGAAATTCTGATAATAGAAGTTATCTGGAATTCTCTGTTGATTATCATTAAAGAATCCAGTTGTTTTATTCCAACCTTTTTCAACAATCGAAGAAGCTTCGGTTTCAATATCAGAATTATAATCAACTTTTGACTTAACTGTTCCCTGAGTTCCAGATGTTTGTCCTTTTATCAGATCACCAACTCTAAAGTCTCTCGACGTAGAAACTTTAAGAAGTTCAATTCTATTATTCCAACTATCAACTATACCATCACTTCTCTCAGATGTAACTTTTTCACCAATCAAGAAATCATTCTTTTTGAGAGAAATATTAAATTGAGGGAAGGAACTTTGATTTATTATTCTTCCTGCCGAATTATCAGAATCGAAATTACCTGCATGAAGATTATCAGCAATAATTCCAGACAAACTAAATGTAACTACACCGACATTTCCGCCAAGAGGAATATTAACATCAGTCAGCGTAAACAATTGATAGTTATAATCAACAGAGTTGTATCCAGATCCGGTTGAACCAACCCCCACACTGACATTTTCAATCAGAACTTTATCACCCACAGCAAAAGGTGACTGATCACTAAATCCAGTATCAAATCCAACTGTAACATTCTTGGTGGCAATATCAAATGAGATGTCATTTATTCCCACACCATTTGAATTACTAACTGGAATAATTGTTGGGGTGACATTTGTAAGTCCACTAGTATTTTTTCTAATAGTTACTTCTGAATCTCCAAGACGGTAGAAAAGATCTACATCATTAATATGCTTACCAGTTAACCCATCTAGAACGATTAAATTAGGTGCGATTGAATAGTTTTTGCCCGCAGATGTAATTCCAATTTCTTTAAATGAAGTTAATGATTCAAGTAAAAGAATTTCGGGCAAATTAGTAGTAGGACGGATGGTGAAATCGGTTGGATAGTCAAATCCAATATTTTCAATTTTTGTAGAAAGAACTCTACCAATTGTACTACTAGATGGTTCAAGAACAGCTCCAGTTCCTGTTACAATACCAACGATTGTTGATACACCAACTATCTCTTTATAGTTTGAACCTTTATATGTGATGTTAATATCGGAAATTCCACCATATGCATTTGTAGAGTCAGTATCATATGAAAGTCCTCCATTTAATCTTGTATAAGATCCTCTTTCGGGTTGTTCTTCAACGTCATATTTAAAAGTAGTGGTAGTTCCGATCCCAATAATAGAAAACTCACCCGTGTATGTGCTATTAACAGTATTAATTTTATTAAATCCATCTACCTCATTATCAATGATAATTTCTTTCTTTACATCCTCAATAAAATCAGTATTGATAAGAGAGAATTGATAGAAAAGATTTTGAGGAACATTTTCATTTACAGATAACGTAAGTTTTGCATCTGTATCGATTCCAACTTTTCCAGACTTTGTAACTTGGAATTTTTTATCTTTTAAAGATCCATCAAATTCATTTGTAAATTTGGAATCTCTGTAGAGATTCATATCAAAAGCAGAGTATCTAGTAGATACGTTCAGTGATGATAAAGACGAATCACTTAGATCAAAATCTACAGTATTACCAGAATATACCTTTAAGGGTGGATTGATGGGAAGTAATGTTCCTTCTCTTGCAATCTCAATTGAGACAAAATTGGGACTAAACTTTTCAACCTGATATTTTGAATTGCAAAGTTTTATTTTGTCCTTAGAAAGTCTGAATACATGATAAATCTTTTGATCCTCTAATCCTGATGGTGCAGGACTTGAATCAAGAATAACTTTATCTCCTGTTTTAAATCCATGATTGGAAATCTCAATCGTATTTTGAGAAGTGCTTACTCCTGCAGTTGTGAAACCAAGAGGATTAAACACAATTCTTCTATTATGATCATTATACTTGACAGTGACAGTTGTCGTAATGCCAGGTGTAACTGACATATTAACTTTATCACCAATTATCAATCCATGAGTTGATGCAGTAGCAACAGTAACAGTATTGCGTGAAGACTCGGCAGTTACAACATTTGTCCTTACTGTTTTAATACTATGCTTTGTTCCTGTTCCAATGCCTGTCAAGAACAACAATCCGGAATTCATTGTTGTATCAGCGATACCAACAAATGTTCCCGTAGAACCAATGCCGACTTTAAATGTTTGAATTCCAATTACATCGTCGCTGATTTTCGCAACATAAAGAGGGGTGTCATTGGAAATTCTATAAGTAGTGCCAACTGATGGATTTGTATCCA